GCGCTGCGTCCACTTGATTGAAAACGCTATCCAAAAAATTGGTGTCAAGTTCAATATCAACGTTTATCTTCGTGCCGTCAAGCGAGTCTTTGAGGTTCTTCTTCGCCCAGTCAATCTGCTGCTTTTGGTGGTCTCTGTCTATGTCTATCTTGAATTTCAATCTTTCGGATGCGACCTTTTTAAGCAGCCATCCTTGATATTCGGAGTATTTTTGCTTTTCTGCAACCGCATCAAAGAAAGACAGCTTCTCCGCGCCAGACATCCTGCCAAGCCTTTCTTTGTTCTTTGCTATCAGGTCATCCAACATCGCATTTATATCTTCTTCTGCCCTTTTTTGATTGGCTCTTAAATTGTCCGCGTCTCCAACGAGACTGTCCCAAATATTCCACATTTCCCGGTTCGTGTCGCTGACCCAATCGGGAGTGTCGCCGAGATTACCCATTTCATCACGTATGGTTTTCCATGCGCCTGCCACTCTCTGAAGATACACGGCTTCCGGCTCGCCGTTTTCCGCTCCATTCTTTATACTGTCAAAAGCTGTTTTTGCCGCAGGTGTAAGCTCTTTATAATGGACGGTAATCGTATTTATAGCATCAGATGCCTGTGTGCTCCAGTTGCGTATTGCGTCTGCGGCCTCGTCGGCATCCTTCATCTGTACGGAGAAGCTGTCGTTAATATGGCCGAAATTTAAATTTTCAAAACCTATCGCCATATTAGACCATTCAGATGTGTCGTCAGCCGCAATGAAATTAGAAATATCCAGCTTCATCCGTGCGTCATCAGACACTCTCCGTCTTGCATCCTCAAAAACATCCTTTATATTATTCTCTGACACACTCTGCAATTCAACCTTGACCATCACGTGGTTCTCGTCCATTATTTTGTACAAGGATGAAAGCTGCGCTTTCTGCTGCTCAAAGTTTTTTTTGAAATCGAAACCTGCAAGCCCCCCTTCTTTGGCTTTTTGTGCGGCGGCATTTAAGAACGTAAATTCTTCTGCGCATTTCTTTATTGACGCGGCTGTCTTGTCGTATTCCTTGATGTTTTCCGACAGTGCCTTTTTAGTTGCCGTGAATGCGTTTGCCGCACGCCATGCGGCTGATAAAGCGACAGTTATAGCCAATAAAACTGGATGGGCTGTGGCAAATGTTTTCAAGGCGACACCGACCTTCTTGATTGAAATTGTTAGCGCGTTTAGCCCAACGCGGAATGCCTGTGTCAGCGTCAAGGCTTTTGGAATTGTGTTTGTCAGAACGCCAACATCTATTGCCAGCAACCTAATCCATTGACTTGATAGTAAAGCCTGTACCTTTAATGCAGCAAATACGGCTATCGCTGCTTTCATAACAGCAGCAATACTTTCCCAATGCTTTAGAGCCAAACTTGCAACGTCAACCGTGCCTTTCAATATGCCCTCATTCTCCTTGCCTATGCCGTTCAGCATAACGTCGAGGCTGTCCTTGAAGTTGGCAATCTTGCCGTTCAGCGTCTCGGACTGTATCTCCTGCATATTGTAGAACAAGCCACCCTTGTCAGTCAGCCTTTGGAACACAGCCTCAACATCTTCAAACAATACCTTGCGCTTGGAAATCATATCCACAATCTGCGCCGTGGTGTACGCCTCGCCCTTGACCTCTTGGAAATAGCTCTGCAACTCACCGTACATATTAACGCCAGCCTCGGTGAACTGTCTTACCTCCGTGCCACGCAGAAACGCCGCCGCCTTGACCTGTCCGTAAGCGAGTATCAAGCGTTGCATATCCACGCCGAGACCAGCCGAAACGTCGGCGAGCCTCTTCGTAGTGTCATACAGTTTGTCGCCCTCGATGCGGTATGCCGCCAGCTGTTTTGTGTAGGTCACCAGCTGCTTTATCCGGAACGGCGACTTTATAGCCAAGTCCACCGTCTTTTGGAAGATAGCGTCAGCCTCCGTCTTGTTTTGCAATATGGCTTCGAGCGAGCGTTGCTGCAACTCGAACTCTCCATGCACTTTCGCTATTTGTTTGATGTAGTCCTGCACCTGCGAGACGGAGAACAGCAGGGCGAACTTGCGGGCGAGCTGTCCCGTAATATCCATTAGGTTGCGGTGGCGTTGTGCGAGGCTTGACGATTGAACGCCCGCTTGCTGCAAATTTCTGTTATGTTGGGCTATGGCTGCGTTTATAGCGTCAAGTTTGACCTTGTAGTCGCTATCCGTGCGAGACAGATTTAATCTTGCTTGTTTCAGCAATTCCACGGCTTGCGCTTCTTCCCGAAGAGTCTTTGCCGCCTTGCTTTCCGCAAGAGCCATACTTGCTGTAGTGTTCTGCTTTGAGAATGTGCTGTTAAGCTGACTTTGCCGTTGGTCGTGGTATTGATTGGCATATTTTGGAGTTTCCTTTTCCCAAGCCTTGCGTGCTTGGGCTGCTGCTCTTTCCTCGGCTGCTGCCTTACGCTGTGCTTCCCTTTCTGCTTGCGCCGCTGCACGCGCGGACGCTTTTTCTAGTTCTGTATAGTACGCACGCATCTGCGCCAACGTATTTTGTGAACGTTGGTTAGGAACACTTGTACGTTGCTGCTCTTGCTGTTGCAATGATGCCAGCATTTGTTTTTGTTGCTGATATGCTTGATTTACGTTGACTACCCATTGTTGCTTTTGGCGGAGCAAACCAATTTCTCTTTGATACTCTTGTATAGTCGCCTCTTGATTAGCCGCTGTTTTTGCGGCATTCGGTGATGTGGCTGCTGCTTCTTTGAATCTAAATTGCAACGCTCTAAGACGTGTTATCTTTTGAGTTAGAGCATCTATTTGCTGACCAAGTTCTTGGTATCTCCTTACCGAAGTACCAGCAGGGATAGACTGTACTTGCGATTGCGACATCCGTTGCGCATTCTTTATAGTTTGCTGAACTTGTTGCTCTCCAAGCTGCCGTAATTTAGAACTTTGTGCTTCTGCTGCTTGCGTGCGCTTATCCATTGCCTGCAAATGCGATTGCAAGGCTTTCACATCATTCTTCTGTTGATTAAGAACATCCTTGTTCTGCTCTTGCGCCACACGATTTATAGATGCAATCTTTGCGCTTTCTGACGTTTGCTGCATTTGCAGCTCTTGCTGTAGGAGATTGCGTCTGTTTACTAGATTCTGTTGTTCTTGCTGCGAATACACGGGACTTTTCCCAATAGTTTCTCCATTGAAAGTTATATCCTTGCCCTGACTGTTCAACATTGAGTTGATGTTGGAAATTCTGTCTTTTAGCTGTGTGATATTAAGGTCTTGGAATGGGCGGGAAACGGCAAGCCTGTTTAACAGCTGCGAAGTCTGCGTGAGCGAGGTATTCATTCTATTCACGCTCGTTGTTGATGACTGCGCAGAAGTCTCTACGTTTTGGAGGCTTCGTGCCACATTTTGCACCTTTGCGCCCGACGTGCCAATCTGCTCTAGTCTGTCGCGTATTTGGAGAAGCACAGCCAATATTGGGCTTGATGCACTACCTAACGTACTTAGTGCCTTGTTTATGTTTCCGACTTTCTGCTTGCTGTTCTTTTCTATCTCTGCAAGTTTCTTGTCGTATTTATCCATACTATCTATTACAGATTGCGGTATTTGCAGTACTGCTAATGCTTCGTTTGCCATCGCCTTGTATTCTTTATTTTGTTTTTATTCCTACGCCTAAATCGTTTAAGCCTTTCAAGTCTTTTGCATTGCGCACTTTGCGTTTCTTGGGCTTGTTTTTCTTGTCTTTTTTGTACTCTACGTGTGAGAAGTCCATAGAAGCAAGTTTAACTTGCCCTATGCTCATCTGCCACATATATTCTTCACGAGAGCACCAAGTGTTTGAGCGGAGGAAGTCTATCATTACGCCCCACTCTGTTCGCGAAGTGATTATTCGGCTTCCGCTTTCGTCGTCCTCCTCGTCAGCGTCATCTCCCGAACGGTCTTTATCACATTGGTACTCTCGAAGAAAAAATTTACGTCTATCAGCTGTAAGATTTCACTAAGAAGTATTGCCCAGTCGCGTGCGCTGTAGTCCCCCCATAGAAGCATATCGCGCACAGCTTTGTATTCTTGGGAGTAGATGCGCTTCTCATAGTCATCAAATATTCTGTTTTTCTCGTTAAGTAGTGCGAGTGTTAGAATGTTTACAACGGATGACATATTGGTCGCTATCTCTTTCAGCACATCGCCCATTGATAGCTTTTCGCCTTTTACCACCTTGCACGCTTCTTCGCTGATAAGCCATTGGACGGCAGGCTTTAATCCCCGTATAGCCCACTCCGTCCCATGTAATTTGAGAATAGTAGGGCTGTCGTTCATTATCTGTGCAAGTCGTTCCATTGCCTCATCGCTTATCGGAGAGGTAGGTAAGACTTCTTTCTTCTCTTGCTTTCTTTTTGAGATGTCTTTGGGTGTCGCTCTTAATACTGCCATAGAGTAAGTAAATGTTGAAAATCAAATAAGGGCGGCGGCATTGTGATTGTGCCTACCGCCCTTGTCTGCTTGCCTAATTCTTCAAAGAGTTTAAGCTCCTTCTGATGTGCTATCCGTTACGGTCGGAATAGTGTAACTTTCGTTGATGTAAGCTGCACTTTTCTGCTTCTTGCCGTTGATTGTGAGAACAACGCTCTTAGCCGTTCCCGCAAGTTTCAGGCGTACAAGGTTGCTGTTCAAGCTCTCGCACATCATTTGAGAGTTGAGTTGCAACTTGGGGACGCAGACGCTCATATAGGTGTCATTCCCATCTGCATCTTCTCCATTGGGGAACACGAGGTCTATTTTAGCATACGTTTTCTCGTATGATGCGGGAGCGTAAATTTTCTTCGCAGTTTCATCATACGTGAAGTTTGCCATTTTGGTGAGGATGTCTTTCTGAACGTCTGCCACCTCTGCTTCGAGTTGAAACTTACCGAGACTTACAATTTCCAAGATGGGGTCATCCGAAAATTCGTTTTCGATTTCCGTGCTGTCGTTGTCATCTTGTGAAATGGTCGTGGTGTCGCGTACCACTTCGTCAAAAATAATGGTGTCGCCTGCGGGGTTATCAGCCTCTTCGGATGCGTCTCCCGTGTAGAGCGTTGCTACAAGGCAATAGGGCTTAATGAGTTGTATTTGCCCACCGTCGCCTGTTCTTTTTACTGTTGCTGCCATAATTGTGCGTTTTTATTGATTATACATTTTTCGTTGTGTAACATTGATGTTCACCACGTTATAGTAGAAGTCTGTGTCTTCGTTGTAGTCGTTATCGCGCCAGCTTATCTCTACGGAGTAGTTCTTATCGTAGTTCGCTTCGATAGCTTTGTCTAGAGCCACTTCCATTGAGTTTAGTTTCTTGATAGGTTTGCGCGAAAGGTTATCGGTTGCTTTGGCGTAAAGGAATACGTTGGCGGTACATTTCGCGTAAGCTCCATAGTCGGTTACTTTCAGCACGTCAACGAGTATCATTTCAGTCCATTCGCTTTCCAGTACGGCAGGTAGATTGCCAAAGAAAACGTGGTCTGAAATCTTTGCCTTTGCCAATAGCATAGAGAAGAAGTTCTCTATTCGCGATACTCTTTTGTATGTACTGTTCACCTTTCTATTTTACTCTTTTGAAAACTGCGCCTTTTATTTCCTTTGTGCTTGCTTCTAGGTTACTTATCGCAAGGGCAAAGACTTCGTACTTCCGCTCTTGCAAGATTTTCCCGTAAGGCATCGCTACGCCGAGGGCGAGTTCTATTGGGGCAGTGGGCTTGTAGCCATTGGTAAAGAGGTCGGTGATTTCTAGCCGTCCCATTATCTCTCTGCCTTTCCACTTGCGTGCTTCGGTAGCCTTTGCGCTTCCTGCAAAACTCATCTTGTAGGGCTTGCCACCATAGTAGATGCACCAGCCGTAGCTGTCGTGTAGGTTATAGGTTTGGTTCTTATAAGAGACGGAAGCGATTTGATTGGCTACAATCGTTGGGGCAATTTTCTCTAGATGGTTTAATATTGCCTTTATCGCTCTGTCTTTATATGTACCGCGCAAACTCATTACACTTCGCTCATTTTGATGTCAACGCTGCACCCTCCTAGCTGACTATACTCTAAACCGACTACCCGTCCGTTGATAGGAATTGCATAGTCATCGCATCGAAACTTTGTATTGAAACGAATGGGGAGACTTGCGCCCACTTCGCAGGGAAAAAATACTTTGAAGTCTGCCATTATCGTTCCGCTATTTATTAGTTTCGCTGCTTGCTGTATGTCGCACTCGGTCTCTAGAAGCACGGTCTCCTCGCCCGAAGTTTCTGTCTCTCCGACCTCCGTGGCAGTCGTTCCTGCATCTGACGAGGTTTCCGTATCTTCTAATGCATCTTCGTCATCGCCGAGCAAATCACCATCCGCAGTTCCGTCATTACTATCACCAAGCACATCCCCGTCATCGGGCATTTGCTCTATGTATTCGTAAAAGACGCAATTAAAAGGATATTCAGTGATTGCTCCTCTGTCTAGATACATACCGTTTCTACTACTAATGATTAACCATTCTACTCGTATTCGTTGACCCAAAAAGTAGCTCCGTCCTCAATAGCCTCTGCCTCCTCTTCCATTCCGTACTTGTTGTAAAGCCGTTTCAGCTTCTCCTTGATGTTCTCTATCACAGCGGAAGTAACGGTTTCTGAACCAACATCTTGTCTGTAAGAACCGTGTTGAAGAGAAGAAGATGCAACAGACCACGGACCGTTAACGACCATTTCATAAAGGTCTATAAGACAGTAGTCCTTTACCTCTGACGGGACGCTACCCATATCCTCATAGTCTGTAACGTGCCGCTCGTACGCAATACGAGTAAGTGCGTCCTTTTCAAAGACGAAGCGCGTTAGACTATTTAAGTAGGATAGACTTTCTTTTAGAGTCATCGTTTAGAGAGTGTGAGTAGTTTCGTGATAAACGTCAGTAAGTGTTCACGTTAAGCGGATGCCACCGAGGTGTCAACGATTACGTGGTAGGGATATTCCGTTAGGGTAGGAACTGCTGCGCAGAAAATGTCGGTGTGCCATTCGGGGTAACCTGCGTTATCCGTGGTGGTGTTGATAACCGTCATGATTTGGTCAACAGTTGCCGTCTGACGTTCTACTACGGGAGACTTAAAGCGTTCAGCAAAGACTGCATCAAGCGTCCCCGTGTGCTGTATCTCACCTGCAACGCCTAGCGGACGCAGAACGGCTACGCTGTCGCTCCAACCTTTCACGCTCTTGCGAACGGAAACGCCAGACAGAACTTCTCCCTCTTCGATAACTTCGATAGGCGAGAGCAAACCCATTGCATTTAGATATTCGTTTACCCAATCTTCAGAGAGCGTGCCACCAAGCGAATACGGCTTTTCGGCAATTTTACGATAGTTCATAATATCGTCACGCAGCTTCGCGTTCTTCAAGAACACGTTGCGCCACATATTGAGCGTGATGTTCCACTTCATTGCACCGTCATAGCCAGTGCGCTCGCGGAAGTCGTCTTCTATCTGACGCATCTGTGCAATAAGGTCACAGTCTGAAGCCGTCCATACCTTTTCGCCAGCTTTTACGCGGTTTGCATCAGGCACGGGAACATCAAGTTTGTACCAAGCTACATCTTCGTTGTCGGCGTTTACACCCTTGATGCACCCCGTGGACATTACTTGAGCTGCCATATTTGAAAGGCGCAAATCAACGGTATTCTTCAAGCTCTGCAAGTCCGCGATGTAGTTGCCTATGAGCTGTGTGGTGATAGCGTCCGTACCAAACTGTTCTACGATTTTCTCCTTTTGATAGCGTTCGCTGGCACTCTCCATAAAACCTTTGCCGATTTCGGGGATAGTTCCCATAAAATCTTCAAAGCCGCTTCTATCCATTTGGGTGGTCGATGAAAGAGGTGCGCGGAAGTTTGCCATTTCATCGGGGCGAATGGTCTTTACGCCTACACGGAAGATTGCCTCACCGTGCGAACCCGTGGGGAGCGTTGCACCTGCTATCGTGAAGTGCTTGTAGGCAAACCGATATTTTACCTGCAACAGGGCAGAATTGTCAATAAACGCCTGCAAATACTTCTTGTCGGTCTCCGACCAAAGTTTGTCGTAAGTACCGAGTTTTGACATTCCATATTTAGCCATAGTGTTCTCCTTTCTTTTTAGATTTCAAACAGTCCTTTGATGCGGCTAACGTTCATCTCCTTTACATAAGCAGGGAGTGGACTCATACGCTCTTCATAAGCAATCTGATGCATTACGGGAGCGATGCTGTAAATTACGTTGTCTGCCGCATTGTTAATCGGGAACTTCGTTACTGCGTCAATATCAAGCATAGAGTTAGGATTGGTAACGAGAGGCAAAACCGCTGCGCCCTCTGCTGCACCCTCTACGAGGATGTCTCCCTTTGCAAGTGAACCGAGCGCAGTTCCTACGGTTACAGTCCAATAGTCATCCTGCGTGTCATCAACAGCTGTTACTGCGTAAGCTGCACCAGTCTCTGCCGCCGTTGCGGGAGCTGCCATAAGGATGTCCCCTACTTGCGGCTGATGGCGAAACTCATTCTTCACGATTTTAATGCTCGTTCCAGTGGCTGCTTCATAAACCTCAAAGGTTTTCAGCACTGTTACTTTTCCGTCAAGCGTGTACTCTGTAAGGTCAGCTTGGAAAAACTTGCCGCCATTCTTGTACGGATTTTGCAAAACGCCACCATCCGCAGGTCGCCACGAGTTCTTCTGTCCGCTGCCAATGTTGTAGAACACATACTTTTTATCACCGTATGCGTTCTTACTTTGCAAAGTGGCACGCCCTAAAAAAACATTGTTCATAGTTGTGCGTTAAATTAAATTTGTTCTTTCTCCCGTTTGATTTGTGCTTCACGCATCGCACGGATTTTTTTGAAGTCTGCATCCTGCGCATTAGAAGCTGCGCCAGCAACACTAGGAGTTTGCGGGTTTGGCATTGCGGCAGAAAACTTGTTGTAGCTTTTCACAAGCCTTTCGGTCATTCCATCAACGTCCGTGTCCGCACTAACTGTAATCAAATCCAATTGGTCGTTAATCCAATCTTCATTTCTTACATCTTTGCTTTTGAGGGCATTTTTTAGTGCAGCACGTTTGTCCTCAATGGTCTTTGCCGCTTTTTCAGCCTCCCGTTCCTTTTTAAGTTCGCCGATTTCTCTCAGAAGCTCGTCAAGTTTATCACTTGGCTCGTCCTTTTTGTCTTCTGGCACTTCTTGGGGTTTGGGTTGCTGCTTTTTCCATTCCGCTTTCTCCTTGAAATGGTCTGCATTCATCTTGCGTACTTGACCACCAAATGTCTTCAGAATTGGCGAAATCCGCTCAACGAAAACATTCATTTCTTCACTTTCACCTGCAAAGCCATAGAGAGCTTCCATACCTTGCAACGTTTTTTCACTTAGCAGTTTCTCTGCTTCATTTTGAGCTTTTAGGGTCTCCAAAAACTCTTCTTTCGTAAATTTCATAGTGTGTCTCAATATTTGATTTACGCGGCAAAAATCTAACAATGCAAAAAATTCATGTAAGAAAAAACGCTCTTTATTGGACAGCTATCCAATATTTATATGTATAACAATTAAAAATATTGTGTTCTTGACTTCAATTTTGCACACGTAAATAGTTATAATGAGCGAGAAAGAGAACATAATCATAAAGCCCCACGCGGGATTTCAAGAAAGTTTTGCGTCTAGCAATGTTGATATTATCTTCGGAGGCGGCATTCTTGGTGGCGGAAAAAGTTTTGGGATAGTCTTAGCTATGGCAGAACCTCTAATGACAGACCCGAATTTTCGCGCTCTTATTTCTCGCCGTGCATTGGGCTCGCTAAAAAGTGGTGGTGGTTTCGTTGATACGTTTAGCGAGATATTTGGCGACTATGTCTCGGTGCGCACAGCAGACAATCCGCGCGTGCAATTTCCGAGTGGTGCATACTGCGACTTGACCTATATAGATGATAGCGATTTGGAACGTATGCGGGAGAGGGCGAAAGGGTGGCAGTATGACGTGATAGCTATTGATGAGTTGACCGAGATGTCGTGGGAAGCATTTTCTTATCTGCAAACGCGAAACCGTGGACGCAGCAAAACGTTTACAGGAAAGTTCTTCGCTACGCTTAACCCCAAGCGTTCGCATTGGTCTCGTGTGTTCCTTGATTGGTATATCGGCTCTGACGGATATATCCTACCAGAAAGGAATGGCACGGTTAGATACTTCTATCTCGCGGGCGACACAGTGAAAGATGTGGTATGGGGTGATACAAAGGAGGAGGTGTATAACAAATGCCGCATAGACATCAACCGTAAGCTCGACAAAATTGGCGGTGATTTCAGTTACAAGAATATCATCAAGAGTTTCGTATTCTATCAGGGAAAACTTGCGGAGAACAAGGCTCTCGTAGAGAATAACCCCAACTACGTAGGTAGTGTGGCTGCTAGCGGCGGAAAAATGGCGATGGCTCTCTTTGAGGGAAACTTCAACGTTGACCCCGAAGAGGATAAGACGAAAGCTATCCCTAGCGACAAAGCTCGCGACTGCTTCGTGAACGACCCAGCAGTGAATGGCGACCTATGGATAACGGCAGACCTTGCGGACTATGGGACGGACAACCTTGTAGCCCTTGCGTGGAACGGCTTTCACGTTATCGATATACTTATTTTGGGTAGGACAACGCCAAGAGAAAACGCCCATAGCATAAAGGCGTTTGCTGCAAAGAATAGAGTTGGTGAGGGACACGTCATTTTCGACGGCACTGCGGGTAGATACTTTAACGACTACTTGCCCGATGCAGTCCCTTTCATTTCTTCAGCCAAGCCCACGGGTATCTACTACCTTACTGGCGTTACGATGAAAGACATCTGCTATCTGCGGCTTACCAAGATGATAGGACGAGGCGAACTTACCTTTAAGGACGACGTAGCCGAAAGAATATACACGCACCAAAATCAGAAGTACCGCGTAACGGTGCAAAATGAGTTTCTTGAAGAGTGCAACGTAGTAAACTTCGATAAAGTAGCTTCGGGGAAGATGCGTCTTTGGAACAAGAAACGGATGAACCAACTGTTAGGCACTCACCGCTCAATGGACTTGCTCGACCCCTGCGCGATGCGGATGCTCCCTTGTGTAAACTTAGAATACGGCAGCGAACTTAATCAAGGAAGAAGCGATGTTTACAGGACAAAGGTCGGACGAGAAGATGAGTTTGTGAGCGAAAGCGTGTTTGACGAAACCCTTTGGTGTTAAAAGATAAAAGATATGCTTAGGAAAAACGAAATAACGAACATTCTTGATGCGCTTGGTAAAGACGGTATCAAGGCTAGCGAGGAGGATGTGGTCTATCTCATTCTGTCGGACACGCTGACTGAAAGTGAATATGCTTACTTCCTAGCCTATGGCGTTCCGCCGCGCGACATAAAGAAGTTCTGCGAGACAGAGGCGATGAAGAAGCTACGTGAGAAGCTCGCCCCATTCGGCGTGGGTAAAGCAGCTGCCAACTCTGTGTCGAAAGAAGAGAATAAGGCAGAGCTAATCAAAATGCTTCAGAAAGTAGAAAAGTGGGGAGCAAACGGCGAAATAGACCCCGAACGCTATGCTAAGCTCGTGCTAGACTATCGCGTAAGACTAAACGATAAGTTCGATATGGAGGATGATGAGAAGAAAAAGCGCATCTTCATCGTTCCACAAAAGCACGACATCGTTTGTCCGCACACTCACAAGGAATGTACCTATATGCCAACGAAAGAGGCTTGTAAGGAATATTATAAGCTGAAAGGATAAAGACCGATGACAGCACAAGAGAAAATAGAATACCTACTGGCTCGCCCTTACGAACTTTTGCAGAAGAAGCCCTTTACACGAGGAAGCTCTACCTTTTTGTCAGAGGACGGTGAAGATGGCGAGGAGACTTATCTTGCTACCACCCGCACCGCAAGATTGCCCCGCGTGAAGAAGCAAATCATCACACAGGCAAAGTTTCTAAAAGAGCTTGACCCGCAAAGCCACGAGGTGATGTTTGATAGGAATATCCCCTCTATTTGCGTAAAACTAGATGACGGAGGGTATTCCGAAATAAGGTGGAAACGGATGCCCTTAGCTTTCCAAGAGCGCATACGGCAGAAGAAAACGCTCACAATGTGTGGCAACAAGTGCGAGTTAATGCTACGCGGCGCACAGCCAACGGAGCGCGACAAAGAGAACGTCGCAAAAATCCGTTCAATGTGGGAGGATAGAAACCAAGACGGAATGCGCACAAAAGCCGTCTATACGCAAATGGGGCTGGGCGATGTGGGGTTACTTTATTACTTTGACCGAAACGGACACATCAAAAGCCGTCTCCTTTCCTACGAGGACGGTTACGTTATTATTTCACACAACGATGATAACGGTGACCGCCTTATGGAATGTGTCTATTACCAAACGCCCGATGGCGCAGAACACATAGACTGCTATGACGACACCAATCTTTATCGCATACGGAGCGGTGGCGAGAGTGGAAGTGAGTGGACGAGGATGGCGACCGTTAAACACGGCTTTACAGAAATACCACTTTGCACCAAACGCGGCGCAGTAGCGTGGAACGATGCGCAAGGACTTATTGAAGCCTACGAAACGCTTTACAACGTCTTCATCGTCATACAGAAACGACACGGTTGGGGTATTCTTTACATTAAGGGAAAATTTGACGAAAGCGTGAAGAAGCTAGCAGGTTCTATCATCCTTAATGACAAAAGCATAGACGGGAACGGAAGCGCAGAGTTCAAAACACCGCCCTCGCCAACAGGCTATATCGAGACCTTACAGTCGCTCTATGAGCAAATACAAATACAATCGTCCACAACGTTCATACTTCCAAAAGACGTAAAGTCGAGCGGTGATGTTTCTGCAATAGCCATAATGCTCACGCAAGAACTTGACATAGAGGGCGCAACACACGGCATTATCGAATGGCAAAACTTTGCCGACAAGATGCTACGGCTCTTTAAGTATGGGCTAGCTTGCGAACTCGTAAGGAGCGGTGAGAATCCAAACGCTATAACAGAGTACGACCGTCTAAGTATGAGTTGTAAGTTTAAGATTTGGCGACCGTTTAACGAAAGCGAGTACAACCAAATGCTTTGTACGCTCAAGGGTGCAGGTATCATCTCTACCAAGACAGCCGTAGAGAAGAACACCGTTTCTACGCCCGATGAAGAGTTGCGGCTTAAAAGAGAAGAAGCTGATGCCGATGCTAAGAAAGCAAAGGAAAAAGAAACAGAGCAGCAGACGAATATGCAGGAGCAGCAAGTGCAAGCCACAAGCGAGGCGGGTACATCTTTCAGTTCCGATAAAGAAACAACAATAGAAGAATGAGTAGCTTCCTCAATCAAATCCTCACGGTAAAAACGACCATTAACGGAGAAGAACAAGACTTCCCTGTGAGTTCTGCTCCTGCTGCTATTGGGACATTCACCTTTACAGCGGAACGGATGGGTACAGCTCCTACCATTACGGCAGATTTGATGTACCCACGCTGCTTAGATGATGAATGGACGAAGAAAGAGTACGTTATGTTCCGTGGCGAGAAGTACTTTATTTCGCAAGTCCCAACGTCCTCAAAGAGCAACGAAGATTTGTTCTACAAGCATTCGTTGACCCTTATTAGTGAGCGTATAATCTTAGAGAACACTTATTTCCTAGATGTCGTAACAGCAAGTACGGAAGAACAATATGCGGACCGCATTCGCTCCAACTACACCAGTTTCTCTTTTATGGGGACAATCGCGGAGTTCGCCTCTCGTCTTTCTGATAGTATGGTGTATAGTGGTC